CTGCATATAACCTATGTCGCCGCCTTTACCGACTGCGTCATATTTATAGCCACTCTCAATCTCTATCATGGCAATAATCAGGCTGTAATCTACGCCGTAATCCTTGCAGATAATGTAGGTGTATTCCTGCATTTCCAGCGGAAAATAGCCTCCGTAAAGCTCGTAATCATCCGGTATCTGATACTCTTTGAATCCAGCTATCTGTTCTCCGCTCCAATCAAGCGACATTGTATCGAATGGGTATGGCAACTTTGAATACTGTTCTGTATGCTCCTGTGTGCTTATTGTCTGTGCCTGTATAGGCTGTGAGCTTTCCACAATTCTTATTACCGTTGGCTTGTCCGTCTGTCGGAAGTTTGCATTTGTGATATTCATAATTATTCCAGAGACCATAAAACCCAGACTGCAAACCACAACTCCCATCTTTACCCTACGCTGTAACCTTAATTTCTTTCTGATATTCACTTTCAGCACTCCTTTCAGGAAGCGGCTGTGTAAATATTCCAAGGTTGATTCCTGCGAAGTTCCTTACTGCCGCTTCAAATTCCTCTGTATTATTGATTCCATATTCGCTTTTCAGGACTTCTTTCAGCTTTTCCACCATACCTGCTTCATCTGCCTTTCAAAATCTTCTCTCCTGCCAGTTTTAACTCACTGATTATCTCTGCCAATCTGTCCAGATGTTCCATTAACTTCTTAAACTCTGTCAATTCGTCATCTGATACCTTGCCGTCCTCCAGAATGTCAATCATGCTAGTTTTAAGTTCCTGCATAT